CGAAGGACTGTTCAGCCGGAAATCTACCAGTGTCCTGTTCGGCGCCTCTGGTTGCGGCAAGACTTTCGTGGCAATCGAGGTGGCCACATGTACGAGCACAGGGCGTCCGTTCCTGACGCGGCGAGTGCGGGAATGTCCCGTCGCCTACTTTGGGTGTGAGGCAGGGCGTTCCGTCGGGAATCGGTTCATCGCTCGTCGCCGTGATTTGGGAATCGACAAACTCCCCGTCGCGATCATCACTTCCGCCCTCGATCTGCGGAGCCCCATGTCGGCGGACACCGACGCTGCGATCGCCACAATCCACGCCACGGCCGCACAGATCGCGATCATCGATACGTTCAACGCCGCATTTGCCGGCGGCGAAGAGAACTCCAGCCAGGACATGGGCCTGTTCCTGGCCAACATCAAGCGGATCGTCGAGGCCACCGGCGTCGCGCTCATCATCGTTCATCACATCGGGAAGGACGCGACCCGGGGGCTTCGGGGGCACACATCGCTTTACGGCGCAGCCGATACGGTGCTCGAGGTCACGAACACCGAGGGCCTCGTCACGATCAAGGTCGTGAAGCACCGCGACGCGCCGATCGGTGACGAGATGCACGCGCGCCTCCGCGTTGTCGATCTCGGGTACGAGGACGGCTGGGGCAACAAGATGACGTCGTGCGTGGTCGATCCAGCCGACGCATCGCAATCGCAGCCCAAACCGAAGATCACCAAGATGCCGGCCGGTACAGACATCCCGTTCCGAGCGTTGCGGGAAGCGATCGCGGACTTCGGCGAAACGATGCCCGGAACGTCCGCCATACCGCCGGGCGTGAAGTCGATCACCGGTGAAGCCTGGCGCCGGCGCTATTACACCTTGGACGCTCTCGACGTTTCGGAATCAGACCCCGCGGCGCATGCCAAGGCGGTCGAGGCAAGGGGCAAGCGGTTCACGCGGGCTCGAGTTGCCCTTCAAACCGCCAACCTGATCGGTGCCTGCAACGATCGATATTGGGTATTCACATGACACGAAGGACAAAACCGGACAAAGCCGGACAGTGTCCCCCGATGTCCGGATGGACAAGGGGACAGGACAGGACACACCCCTTTAGGGGTGTCCGTGTCTGTCCGTCTGTCCGGCATCGCAACCGAACCGGAGTCTGTCCGTCTGTCCCCCTAACGCTGAAGGGAAATCAAACCCCATGAACCCACGCCGTGCCATGCCCGGCCACCCGCCGGCAACGCCACCGACTGGACCGATGAAGGTGCCCAGCAAATCGCAGATGCGGCGGCCAGTGTGGCGCCCGCTGCAGCGTACGCCTCGTCGGCGAGGGCACGGATCGTGAGGGCCGTCTCGAACCTCGCCGCGTTGCAGGCCAGCGCTGGGAGAGGCGACGAATGACCACCCCCCCTATAGGTTCTTTCCAGCGTCGCCCACAAGGCGGTGACGCAGACCTCGAACACGCTGAAGCAGCAGGCCTTCCACGGGCTTCTTTCCTTTGGACGCCATGACCGATGACCAAAATCGTAAACAAACGCGACCTAGCCGCGTTTTTGGGCGTGTCCGAACGCAGCCTCACGCATTGGCAGCGGGCGGGAATGCCGATCCTTCGCGAGGGGGTGTACGGCGCGGCGAACGAATATTCGACGGCGGACGTCGTCCGGTGGATGGTCCAGCGCGAGGCCGCCAAGATCCGGCAGGGAGAATCGGCGACGGACGAGCTCGCGCGCAAGAAAACCGAGGAAATCGAACTCCGGCTCGCCGAGAAGCGCGGCGAATCGATTCCGGCCGGAGAAATTGGGCCGGCTTGGACGGGATTCGTCATCGCCTCCCGGCAGGCTCTACGGTCCATGGCCGCGGACCTGGCGCCGGCGCTGGCGCTGCTCGAGGGTGCGGATCCGATGCGCGACTTGCTCGAGGAAGCGATCGATGAGGCACTCCGCAACCTTGCCACCGAAGACGATGCACCCGGCACTGCGCCGGCTGTTGCGGGAGGTGCAGGCGCACTGGGCGCCGCCGGAGCGGATGCTGCCGTCGGAGTGGGCCGAAAAGCACCGAGAGCTGCCCGAAGGGTCCGCAATCCCCGGAAGGTTTCGATTCCAATTGACCCCGTACTTGCGGGAGATCCTTGATGCGAGCGTCGACCGCCGGGTCAAACGGATCGTGTGCCGAAAGTCCGCACAAATCGGCTTCACGGACGGCGTCGTGGCCAACCTGATCGGCTACCGAATGGATGTCAATCCCGCGCGAGCGTTGATCCTCTTTCCCCGCAACAAGACGGCGATCGACTTCAACGACGAGAAGCTCGAGCCGATGATCGAGGCCTGTCCGAGCCTCGCCGCCCGGGTCAACCTCACCAGCCGGGCAGCCGGCAATCGGCAGTTGTTCAAGAACTTCCCCGGCGGGTTCTTGAAGCTGATTGCCTCGAATGCCCCGGGCGACGTCAAGTCGACGTCGGCGCCGCTCGTGATCGTGGAAGAGCCGGACGACTGCAACCAGAACGTGAGGGGTCAGGGCGACTCGATCAAGCTCGCGGAGGAACGGGCAAAGAGCTACCACAACGCGCTGATCGTGATCGGCGGGACGCCGACGATTGCCGGCATGTCCGCGATTGACGCCGAGATTGCCAAGACCGATAGGCGGAAATTCTTTGTCCCGTGTCATCACTGCCACGAGGCAGGCGTGCTCGAGTGGGAGCACCTGCGCTGGGACAAGGACGAGAACAATCCGCACCCCGTGTGGGGGAAGCACCATCCCGAAACCGCGCACTACGCGTGCCCTTCCTGCGGCGGCATTTGGACAGACGCCGAACGGTTGAAAAACATCCGCCGCGGGCACTGGGTCGCAACCGCGCCCTTCACCGGCGCCGCTGGATTCGACGGGCTCAACGAACTCTATAGCCCGTTCCCCGGCTCGAAGATGGCGAAGGTCGTGGAGAAGCATCTCGACGCCTGGCGCGCATTCAAGGCCGGCAATTCCGAAAAGCTGATCACCTTCTGGAACAGCTCGCTCGGTCGATCCTACGAATACCGCTCCGACCTCCCCGCGACGGACGAACTTGCGGAGCGCGGCGAGGACTACGACGAATTGACGGTCCCCGTCGGCGGGCTGGCGCTCGTCATGGGGATCGACGTTCAGCACAACCGGCTCGCGATCGAGATCTGGGCTTTCGGACGCGACCTCGAATCGTGGCTCGTGTACTGGGGCGAAGAGTACGGAGTCCCGTCCGATCGTGCCGATCCCGTTTGGATTGCACTCGATCGCTACCTCGAACGGTACTACTCGCACGCGACCGGCGCGCAATTGCAAATCGACGCGGTATCGATCGACAGCTCGGACGGACAAACCTCGGATGCCGTCTACGATTGGGTGCGTCGCTACCGCGGCCGCTGCAAGGTCATGGCGATCAAGGGGCGGTCCAACGGCGTCGGGGAGATCTTCACCATTCCGCCCGCCAGGAGCATCGATCCAGGCTCGGGCTCCAAGGCGTCACGCTACGGCTTGAAGCCCTTCATGGTCGGAACCGAAAAGGCGAAGGACTTGCTCCTCGGTTTCACCGCTGATGGCGGGCGCATCAAGCGCTGCGACCGGGCTGCCGACGGAACGGTGCGCACCGGCCGCGGCGCCGGTCGCATGCATTGGTACAAGGGCGTGCGTCCGGATTTCTTCGAGCAGCTCGCCGACTCCGAGGTGAAGGTGCCGAATGCGAAGGCCGGCGGGCGCCGGGTGTGGACGCTCAAAACGGGCAAACGCAACGAGGCGCTCGACTGCGCGGTTTACGCCGAGCATGCGGCCCGAGCGCTACGCCTGCATCTCTTCAACGATGCGCAGTGGACTGCACGAGAGCAGGCGCTGCAGTTGAGCGCGAAGACGAAGGCAGACGACGGCAAGACGACGGCGCTGCAGCTTGGCACTGTCCCGGTCACCCGCTCTGATGGCGGATTTTTCCCGACGATCGCACAAGTCGGACGATTCGATAAATGACGAACATTCCGCCCGGATATGTGACTCGCGTTCGCGCTGAGCACCTGAACCGGATATTCCTCGACGGGATCCGCGAGATTGGGAATCGATTTGCGATCCGCGCGGCGGAACGCTGCGCACCGGAATCAGACACACACAAGGTGCGCGCGATGCTCGACGAAGAGGCGCAGCGCGCGGTGCGCGAGCTGGAACTGTTGCACGCGGAGGTCCGCGAACAGCTTTGGGCGCCGGAACACTAGACACACTTCAAACGAAAGGAGCAACGAAATGCCCAATACACGTCAATGGTCGAA